AAGACTTAAATTCGACATCACGGAGAGACATGGAAACTAACTTAATGATCTGGGTTGCTAGTATTAGCACCTTATTCGCCTTTGGATTAGGCGGTGTGATAGGATGGATATATAGAGGTACCGTTGACCAAAACACATATAAACGACAATTAGACAACCTACATCCTGAGTTTTTGGATGGCAATGGGTCTTATGTAAATGAAGAACTCCTAGCAGTTAAATTCATGGACGATGACCTACTACTTGACGAAGATGACGATTAGTAGTATACTTATTTGAAAGACTCATATAATTATGAAATCTAATTGGACAAAACCCTCGAATGGGCAAGAACTTGGCAAGAATTGGTGTTTATCAGTTCCTTATCATGATATTGACTTCATTGAAGAAGCAAAAGCTGTAGCAAAACTTAGAGGTTGTAAATCAGTATCCCAATACGTACGAACAGTGGTATGGGAAGACATTCGAGAAGCAAAGAAAATTTTGACTTAATTATGGCAAAAAAATTACCAAATGATGCGTTGTTGACTGAAATTATACAACAAGTCTCTTCTGCTAAAACAAAGAAAGAGAAAGTAGAATTATTACAGAAGTACAACAACAATGGACTAAGAGCAATTCTCATCATTAACTTTGATGAGTCTCTTAAGTTCTTGCTCCCAGAGGGTGACGTACCATTCACTAGAAATGAAGCACCCGCAGGAACAGAGCATACAAGACTAGATCATGAATATAAGGGATTCTATCGTTTCTTCCAAGGAGGAGATGCGTCTCTTAACAACATGAACAGAGAGAAGTTGTTTATTCAACTATTAGAAGGTCTACAGGAAGATGAAGCAGATTTATTCATCGCTGCCTGTAACAAGACTATTCAGAAGAAATACAGAGTCACTAAAGCAGTGGTATCTGAAGCATTCCCTCAAATAGAGTGGGGCAATAGAGGATGACCGTTTGGGCTAAAAACCAAGACGTACCAGAAAAGTCAGAAAAGTATGGGATTACAGTATTGGAGATTGACTGTGAAAAGTCAGTTGCTAAGAATACTAAACTTCCTCGCAATTCCTACCTTGTCACTTACATGGAGAATGGAGTAGAGCATCACGATATTATTATCGGACTCAAAGTTAACATCTTTGATTGCTACTACGACTCTCTAGGTAAAGGCAGTTTACAGAGTATAGAGTACACAAATGGAAACGTCACCGCAAAACTCTTCGATGCGAAAAAATATATCGACGCATCAAATAAAGGAGCTACAAAACCGAAAAAATGATATGTTCGACTTTAAGTCGGAAACTGAAGATCTCGATGATTTAGCAGACGAGATTTTTGAGGCATTGTATAAACACACATCATCACAACGTAATGAAATTGAGACCGACACCAGTCAAACTGATATCAATAACCCCTGATGCTGAAAAAACTATGGGGTACATCGCAAGAGTATCTAACCCCAATAATCAAGAGAACCCTAAAGTGGCAGGGTTGCTCAAGTATTGTATTCAGCATGAGCACTGGTCAGTGTTTGAACAGGCATCTATGACACTAGAGATATCTACTACTAGAGGTCTAGCAGCACAGATACTGAGACACAGGTCATTTACGTTCCAAGAGTTTAGTCAGCGATATGCTAACACTAACCTATTGGGTGAGATACCCATACCAGAACTTAGAAGACAAGACGATAAGAATAGACAGAACAGTATAGATGATATAGACCCAGAGGAGAGAGATAGACTACAGAAGGTCATAGCGACCTATTTCGCTGAAGGAATAGACTTATATAATGAACTCATTCGGTCAGGTGTCGCTAAAGAGTGTGCTAGATTTGTACTCCCGTTGGCAACCCCTACTAAACTCTATATGACGGGATCATGTAGGTCGTGGGTTCACTATATAAATTTAAGAAGTGCTCATGGCACTCAGAAAGAACACATGGATATTGCTGAGGCAGTTCGTAAGGTGTTCATACGTGAGTTCCCTACAGTATCAGAAGCACTTGATTGGAAAACATAATGGCAATTTACCCAGTTAAAAACTTAAAAACAGGAGAGATGAAAGAACTCTCAATGACACTCGAACAGTATGAGGATTGGAGAGATAACCATCCCGACTGGGATAAAGATTGGAACGCAGGATCACCCGCTGTGGTCTCTGGTGTGGGAGACTATCAGGACAAGTTACCTGATGGTTTCAAAGACCGACTTCGTAATGTAAAAAAACATCACCCCTACGCTAAATTCGAGGCTCCTTAATTCTATGCCTGTTAAAGACAAGAAGCAACCTTCAATGGTTGGACTGACTAGAAGACAAATGAAACGCAAACCTATCAACTCAGGATATCTAACTCAGATAAAACCTCTGACACCAAGTCAGGAGAAAGTTTTTGATGCGTTCAACAAACAGAAGAACTTATACATGTATGGTGCTGCTGGCACAGGTAAAACATTCATTGGAATGTACCTAGCATTACAGGAGATCCTAGATGAAAGATCAGCATATGACAAACTCTATATTGTCAGATCCCTAGTTCCGACTAGAGAGATAGGTTTCTTACCAGGTGACCACGAAGATAAGGCAGAGTTGTATCAGATACCATATCAGAACATGGTACGTTATATGTTCAAGATGCCTGATGATGCTAGCTTTAGTATGCTATATGCTAACCTCAAGGCACAGGAGACTATATCATTCTGGAGTACATCTTTCCTACGTGGTACTACATTAGACAATGCTATCGTGTTGGTTGATGAAATGCAGAACTTGAATTTTCACGAGTTAGATAGTATTATAACTAGATTAGGTGTCAACACAAAGATTATCTTCGCTGGTGATGCTGCTCAAACTGACTTACTGAAAACTAACGAGAAGAACGGTATCTTAGACTTTATGAAGATCATTCAAGGTATGGATGAATTTGAAATGGTGGAGTTTGGTATACAAGACATAGTTCGTTCTGGACTGGTGAAGTCTTATCTTATTAATAAATTGAATCTTGGACTTTAAACATCTAAACATACATAATTTTCCAAACTTAAAAGCAAAGACAACAGAGAAGGGTAGACGTTACTTCGTTGAGGGTAATGCCTACCCTTCCGTCACAACTGTCATTGGTGAAAAGAAGAAGAAATCTATAATGGAGTGGCGACGTAAAGTCGGTGAAGAGGAAGCAAATGCTATCTCTAAGAGAGCTACTACACGTGGTAACAAGTGTCACAAACTAGCAGAAGATTATTTAAGTAACAAACCCCTAGACAAATACAGGGATGACGTGCTATCATTAGGATTATTCCACCAAATACGACCCTATATTGACAAGATAAATAATATACACGCACTAGAAGAATCTCTATATTCTCACACTCTGAAACTCGCAGGTCGAGTTGACTGTATTGCTGAATATGATAACGAACTAGCGATTATAGATTTTAAAACGTCAACAAAGTATAAGCGAGAGGCATGGGTTCAAGACTATTTCTCTCAAGAAACAGCATATGCTATAATGTTTCAAGAACTTACAGGTTATAAGGTAAAACAACTTGTAACTATCATCGCAGTGGAAACTGGAACTCCACAAGTCTTTGTTAAGAAGGACATTCTAACTTACGTACCTATCCTAAAAGATTACATAGACTATTACAAGGAGATCCATGGCGACTGGTAAAAAACTAAATGATGCCCTAGAGGAAAATTTTATGACAGCGAGCAAGTTTTCGCTTGAGATTGAGAACATCGTCAAAGATGGTTCACTCAACTATATTGAAGCAATAGTTATGTATTGTGAGGAGAAATCCATTGAGATAGAAGGGGTAAATAAATTAATAAACAAACCACTTAAGGAGAAGCTTAAGTACGAAGCACAAAAGTTAAATTTCATCAAGAAGGGGAGCAGAGGATTTTTAGCACTGTGAAGGGTTATGATGCTTACCGCATGTATCTTGCTATGCGTAATCATTTTAAAACCAAAACCTACGATTTCGGAAGGAATCAATTCGCTAAAGCAAAGCAAGAAACCTATGATAAAAGGAAGGACAAATATTTCTTTGTAAAACTATCACGTAAGTATAATGAGGAGGAGCTAGCGAGATTCTATCTGGCAAATTTTGTACAAGAGAATAGCGAGTGGATTGGTGCAATGACCGCCAATGGAGAAAAAAACTATCTCGACTATATAAGAAAACTACAGTCTTTATCCTATATTTTCCAGAACGACGCACATATAATGAAGGAGTCATGTGATAAATTTAATGACCTATTCACTGGTAGACCACACCCGACCTTGATTAAATTGTGGATGGGTGGTAAAATACAATTAGAGTCGGTTGTTATAATGGAAAAGATGTTTGAGTTCTGTCAAAACGTTAGTGCTACAGATCCAGTTTGGCAAGATGCTAAATCTAAGATCATAAAGTACGAACCGTTACTTAAGACATCTACCGATAAACACCGTAAAATACTCAAGGAGCTCTACCTATGAAATTCTTCGAGTCTGACGTAGTTCAGGACGAATTGAAAAGAATGCAAGACCTATACGTTGACATCAATCGTATGGGTATTATACTGACTGTAGATCAAAAGATTCAGCAACTAATAAAGTTGTTAGAACTCATTGACCTACAGCAGACAATGTTTATGCGTGTCACTCTGTCGGACAGACCAGAAGCAAAACGTATCCTCGCACAGGTACGTGAAGCAGCAACTTTGTTAGGCATGAAACCTGAGAATGTAAACACAACCTTCTATACTCAATTAAAAGAACAGGTAGAGAAGATGATCGTAGACTTGGAGGAAGCAAAGTGATCGCCACTATTATTATCGTTGTACTCATAGCGGGTACAGCACTCTTGATTAGATATTATGACCCTCACAACTAGAGTATACGAAGGAATGAGTGCTAACAAAGAACCTAAGTTAACTCAGGAAGAATGGGAATGTGTTAGGGTATGTGTAGCAAACGCACCCATACCTTATGATATAACTAAGAAGAAAATACCTGGTGATATCCTAGAAAAGATAGGACACCCTACTAAGG